GTGACGGTAACTAATTCCGTAGGAGCATACGGGCTTTTAAGCACTAACCCTTACTCAAAGGGCGCCTTAAATCAATCCCCTTGGGACTACTGATTTGCTTAATCGTAATGGTAAATGACATAAAAAATGCTTATGAGAATACACAGACACCTTAAAGTATCTCTTAAAAATCGCCGATGGTTAGGGTAAGCGGCAAGAGCCCAAAGCATTGTCAAAGAATATTAAATCCTGTGTCTAAGTCGGTGAGAAGACTAAGCGAATGAGTAAGACATCCATTTGGTTGGGTGTCTTGCGGCTCAAAGTTCTAGCGAATGTCTAATAAAAGACTTTAATCAAAGTTCAAGCAAAACAGAATGTTTTGCGAAGAACAGATGTCTTTAGACATCTTCAATAAGTCTTGACTTATATCAAATTATCAGTTAAAATGTATTTGTGATAAATAAATGTATAATGATTTAAGGACGATAATATGGCGATATTCAGATACACAAAAACTGTGGAGATGGCTCCAAAAGAAGGAGTTAAGTTTGCCACTACTTACTATAAACAACGACCCGAAGAAGCAGTAAGGACCAAACAATTCATCGCCCAAGTTGGTCGTGAGATCATTGAGGTCTGCGAACGCAATCCAGAACTACAAGAGTTTTGCCAACAGCCACTTAAAGGCTTTGGTCGTACTAACAACCGACCAAACTATACCATCGAAGACATCATCTGCGATATGATTGGGCAGATGGAAAGTGGTAAGGATATCCCAAGTGGTATGTTTGGGCGTTGGGGTCGCTTGTTCAAGGACACTGAATATGACATCGAACTACTACAAGAATACACTCCAACCAAGATCAGTCCAAGATTGTTCAATGACTTGTTCAGCAATGTCGGCCCAGATGATGATAACTTGGACAGCTCAGCAGGTGCCCAATGATACCAAATCCAGACTGGGATCCACTTAAGACACTTAATGAGATAGTTGACAATCTCGAGCAACAAAGCCAACTGACATTAACCATCAGTCAGCAGTTGAATAAATTAAGACGAGATATAGATGCACAGACTACTGCCATCGGACACCTAGCCAACTATTATAACAAGCTAGATCAAAGACTAAAGGACCTAGAACAGCAATGAAACAACTTAAAATAAAATTCAAGAACAGCATAGATGCCTTAGAGTTCGTAGACAAGGCACGCACCAGTGGCTTATATCAATGGGACTGCGATCTATTAGAGCGTGATATCTTACTCAATTACACCAAGCCATTACCAGTAGGCATCAAGAATACCAAGACTTGGTATTACGATCTGGATGTGGAAGATGACTTCAATCGTTGGATTGAGTACATGACCTTGGCTGGTTATGCTCTTGACATCAAGATGATTACCAAACCCAAGAAGCCTCGCCCGCCAAAAGGCATATAAAAAACCCACTGGTAATACCAGTGGGTTTAGTAAAAAGTTAAGTGATTATTTTAAGGACATACTTTTCAAATATCCTTTGGAGATTTAGTTTGGTAAAGAACACACATTCTTAGCACCAAACTAAAAGACATCAACTCACATCTATTCATTACTAGCTAAGAATGCTTTTTAATTCATTACAAACAGTATAACACCAAATACACCAAAAGTCAAGCATTTTTGACTGGTTTTATGACTAAAATACCCCTTTTTTTGCTTGACTTTTGATACCTTTGGTGTTATACTGTTTGTGTAGTAAGAAATTTACTACATTTTACAACAACAAAGAAGGTATCAAAAATGTTGAAATTTAATCAAATAGTATTTACAAAGCACGCGGCTGAACGATTGAAACAAAGATTGGGCATCAGCGTATCACCAGATAGCGAATATCCACTCCCGGAAGAATTGATTCTTAGTGCTGTTAGACCTCATAATGTCACTAAGAGTTTACAGGAAACTTGGGTCCATACCCAGGGTATATTTGCTTTAATAATAGACCAAAGCTCCAGAGAAGTTATCACCGTGCTTACCAAAGAGCATCATCAGATGGCTACTATACTAAGGCAGGCAAAAAGAGCTTATCACTAGTTGGATAACCCTAGAACTTTTAGGGTTATTTTATTGGTTGACAAGTTGCTCAAAAGGCAGTATAATGTTACACATAAACTTAAAAAAGTTTATATTTTTTACAACAACAAAGAAAGTGAGAGTATCAAATGAAGTTAGCAAATAACAAGTTAGCTATTAAGTTAGCGGTAAATGGATTAAAGGTAAGTGAAAAAGAACTAGATAGTGATTTTAAGCGTTTGGACAAGTCATATCTTAGTGTCCAGGCTTACATCAAGAACATCGCCAACGGCGAGCTACGCAGTCTTATAGTAAACGGCCCACCTGGGGTTGGTAAGAGTGCTATGGTTGAGAAGTTCTTAAAAGAACACAAATCCAGCACGCAGAAGTTTGTCAGTGGGCATATGACACTACTAAGCCTTTACCATAACCTTTATCAACATAAAGACAAAGGGCAAGTATTGGTGTTGGACGATGTTGATAGTATCTTTAGCAAGACCGAAGGGCTTAACATCCTCAAGGCGGCTATGGACACTACAAGACAACGCCGTATCAGTTGGGAATCCAATACCATGATGTTAAGTGAGTTGGGCTTACCCAAGGTGTTTAACTTCAATGGTAGCGTGGTATTGATTACCAATGTTGGCTTTGGTGGTGCTATGACTAAGCAAATGGCCCACTTGAACGCACTCAAAGATCGTAGCTATTGTATTCCGATCGCGGACGGTGGTATCCAAAGTGCTTACAAGCAAATCGCTTATATGGTTATCAAGCACGACATCTTAGCTGAATACCATTTAACTGATGCGGTTAAATCTAAGATACTAGATTATATCCTCAATAACTTGGACAACTTATACACGGTAAGTTTAAGAACAGCTATCAAGTTGGCTGAGATATACAGACTTAACCCAACTGGCTGGCGTAAAGATGCTGATGTTGCCTTCCTTAGACACTCAAACTAAGGAGGCATCGTGAGCGAATACATCAAGCTACTAAATGGTAAGAAAGTCCATATGGACGAGTTCCATAACTGGACACTGATACAACAACGGTGGGCTGTGGACAAGGCATTCGTCAAACGGATGGAGCAACGCGATCACACTGGCATCAATAAAGGTGCTGAACGCACTGAAGAACATCGTTTGAAGATTAGTTTAACACTCAAAGGTGCTGGACCCAACAAAGGCAAGCACCTTAGTGCCAAGACCAAGGCTAAGATTAGTTTGGCTAACTTGGGCAGTAAACGCACCAAAGAATCCAAAGCCAAGATGAGTGAGGCACACAAACGACGCACTGAATATGCTACTAGTTCAATCAGCAAAGGTTTGGCTAATAGTCCAAAGTTCCAAGCATACATCAAACGACTCAAAGCCGCCGCCGCGGCAAGAAGAAGGGTCAAGGTGAAGAAATGAAAAAGTATTTGACATCACTAAATGGTAAGAAATTCACGGTTGAAGAAGTCTTACTTTGGACGCAAAACAGACAGAACATACACTTTAACAAAGAGTTTCGCCAACGCCTTATTGAAAAACAAAAGTCATATATGACCCCAGAAGCTCGCGAACAGCGAAGGCAAAGGGCATCGGCATATAACCATACGCCAGAATACAAAGCCGCTTGTAGTGCGAAATGGTCGGATCCAGAACACAAAGCCCGTGTGAGTGCCAAGATCCGTGCTACCAAAGCTAAACAGCGTCTTGATCCAAAACTTCTTCAACAGCGTAAGGAAAAGCGTGCGGCAACCGTGGCGGCTAACATCAAAGCCAATCCAAACTACTACGCTGAAAAGGCAGCCAAATGTGCGGCTGCAAGAGCTAAGAGTAAGAAATGGCAGGACTTCTTAACTAAGATTAGATCCAAAGACACAAGATGGAAGGGCACAGCACCTGGACGAGAAGAGTTATTAGCCAGGGATCCAGACCATTTTAAGAAGAGAACAGCAAAGATGCTAGCTACTCAAAAAGCCAATGGTGGACATTGGAAGCTAAGAAGAAAAGCCCAAAGCTGATTGATACCCAGCTTGGGCAGTTGAGTTAGCCAGCGTTGTAAACCCTTGGGGACGGGTGCTAACACCCCACATATTTTAAGGAGATATAAATGGGCAAGTTTTATTCAACAAAGACATATGGTACTGACAGAGGACTTAGCTGTTGTTTTAGGCAGTGGCGTGCTACGCATAGCCATTGTTCGATGCTACACGGTTATAGCATAGGCATCCGTTTGGTATTTGAGTGCGACAACTTGGACGAGAAGAACTGGGTCATGGACTTTGGTGCTTTGGATGCGTTCAAATCCTGGGCTGAGTATATGTTTGATCATACGCTGGTCATAGCTGAAGATGATCCCAATCTAGCAGACTTCCAGGAGCTGGCGGCCAAGGGAGTTGCTGACATACGCATAGTTCCAGCAGTTGGTTGCGAAAGGTTTAGTGAACTGGCATACAATAAGATGAGTGAGCTGATATCCAACCAGCAACTTTCATATCCAGTGAATGCCACGGTGCGTGTCAAGTCAGTTGAAGTGTTTGAACACGGTGCCAATTCAGCTGTGTATGAGGGCTAACATGGACAACTTTGAACTTTGGGATGTCCGACGGAAAGTCCGCATTTTCACCAAAAGCAGTAAAAGCCAAAGCTACTATTGCGATGGTTATTTCATAGTGCGATTTGAAAAGTCTTGGGTTAAAAGCCACTGCCCAAAACTCATAACCATAAATCGCTATCCTTATAAGGGCCCTTTTGGCACCAAAGAAGAGATGGAAAAAGAGCTAAAATCAGCTAATAATGCTTGACTTTTGACGATTTTGGTGCTATAATAGCTATACATTAACAATATAGAAAGCGAGTAAAATATGTTTGTAAATCTTCAAGATAAGCGTTGGGAAAAAGTATATCAGCACTTTGATATCACTTCTGAAGAGATAGTTAAAATGACAGTTGAGCAACTTTATCACTTTGATGTTCATTGTGAGTCTGCTGGATTTGACGAGTTCCGTGACCAAGTGATATACCCTTTGAGTAATGACACTTTTAGGAACTGGTTGTTTTCAAAAACCAATGAGGAGACAGCATAATGAGGATCATTGTTAAACAAACGGTAATGAAAGAGTTTATTGACACTTACGAAATAGAACTTACTCCAGAAGATGTTAAGTATTTGCGTGAGACCAACGATAGCTGGGATGATATCTCCGCAGATGTTTGGACAGACCTGGACTATGAACTTGGAGAACCAGTGAAAACAGAACCTGGTGATGGTTGGGAAGAGGTAGATTACGAGTGTCATTGGAAACGCGGTAGTCTGACAGAACTTAAAACACTTTGGAATAAATTGGAGGCCGCAGAATGAAAACATTTACGGAGTTAGTAGCATCAGTTAGTCTGTATATAGATTTGCTTGCGAGACACTCGGCAATTCCAGAAAATATCAGATCCGATGTTGATGCTTATATTAAAGTTATAAACACTCCTGCTTTTAAGAAAGCCGTTAGGCAAGCCCGTAAGTTAAAGAAGGAGACAGCAGAATGACATTTCCATTTAAGACCACACCCGAAATCCGTGATGCCTACCTTGCACACCAGGCTTATTGTTCAGCAGGTTCAGCTTGGTTAATCCGTAATGATCCCGAAGGACAGAATGAACAGGTATTCATACAAGAGATCATCGATCAGGTACAAGCGGTAGCAGAAGAGCATTTTGGTGATGATGAGGACGCTTATTGGCAGTTTCACGATGAGTGGGAACTTTCAGAAACAAATGGCTCCTGGTATGAAGTATTGGAACAAGAGTTTGAGTAAACCGCCTCTTTAGTTAATAACTTACAAAAGAGCCCAAATTCTAACTAAACCCTGGCGAAAAACGGTTGACTTTTGGTCTAATTGGTGCTATAATAGCTATATATTAACAATAAAGAAAGTAGATAAAGTTATGTATTTGAAACAACTCAGACAATATACTATCAATGGTGTAAATTATACATCAATCAAAGATATCCAAAAGTCATTAAACTTAACGGCAACGCAGATAAGCTGGAGAAGAAAAAAAGACCCAGGCTGGTTAGTAGTAGTTAAGGGACCTTCTGGGGGTAGATCACTAAAAAAAGACTATTATATTGGTGACGGTGTAATATACAAAACATTGATGCAGGCGGCTCTAGCTCACGGCATAACGAAAGAAGCCGTGCGACAGCGTGTAAAGGGCAGAAAGTGGGATTGGTTTAAGGTAGTCGATGGGGTCCAACAGCCAAAACCCATAAAAGCTCAGCGTATTCCTGACCAGTCTACTTGGTACTATAGAAAGAAGATGGGCATACCAACACCCAGACCCAAAAAGTATAAAAAACATAACTAACTTTCCCCAGAGGCTACCTGGGAGATCTAAATAGTATTGTCTGGCTTAGGCCTCTTTCGAAGGCAATACTATATAAGATCTAAAGTTTATACTCAGCTGTAGGGGTGTAGCCAACAGCCAAATCAAGCACTCTCTGAGTGCTTTTTTTGTGGTTGACTTTTCAACCAATTGGTGCTATAATGTAGTTGTAGTAAAAATTTAATAACCACTTAAGAAAGGTAATACAATGTCTTACGATGCATACGGTGTTAATGTTGTTTGTAAAAGCAATAAGAATAAAGAAACACAAGAGTTCCTATTTCATCAGATTGTTAACCCTCATAGGAGAAATATTAAAGATGCAGTTAAGAATGATGCATATTGGATTGAAGTCGCCGCTGATCTAATTGCTAATCAAATAGAACTAGGTGACCGTCCTGGGGATATCAATGAAGTTGAGAATGATTGGGCGTTCACTGTGAAATACGGTGTCTTTCAATAAACTTACATAGTTCTAATCAGACAGATTAAGCACTCTCGATGAGTGCTTTTTTTGTGGCATAAATAATTGTTCATAGGATAGCACAATGTCAGACGAACAACTACTAGAACAACAAACAATCCCCTCTGAACAACCTAGCCAAAGTGGTGAATTCCCTACCTGGGAATATCCTGAACGCCGTGAGCCAGTCTACGGTACAGTGACCAAAGAAGGTCTAGTAGTTGGCAGAGGCACTAACAAGAAGGTTATCCCACCAGATGAAGTGTATCATCTAGCCACACTAGGTTGCTCAGTGACTGAAATGAGCGAATGGTTTGGTGTAAGTCAATCAACGCTGAAGTATAACTTTGGCGAGTATATCAAAAAGGGCAAGGAGCATATCAAGAACAAACTCCGTGATGCCCAGATGAAGTTGGCCCTCAGCGGTAATGCTACCATGCTGATATGGTTGGGCAAGAACATGCTTGGGCAATCAGATATGCCAGTCAATGCTGAAGCCAATGAACCCTTACCGTGGTCGGACGATGATCTCAAGAATGTTGGCAGTGACACGGATTTGGTCTAATGGCCCTAAATATATCGCAATTTAACATAATCTACGCTGATCCGCCTTGGCATTATGCTAAAAGAAATACTAACACAGCATTTGGAGGTGGGGTCAGTGACAAATATCCTACCATGACCCTAGAAGAGATCTGCGCCTTGCCTATAAAAAAGCTAGCCGCAGATCAGAGTATGCTATTCATATGGACTACTATGCCTTATCTTATGAGAACCAATCAGGTCATTGAGAGTTGGGGATTTCAATATGTGACCACAGCCTTTACCTGGGTCAAGACTAATCTAAGATCCGGGACTATATTCAAAGGTGTAGGCAACTATACCAAACATAATGCTGAATTATGTTTATTGGCCAGGCGAGGTCAGCCATTACAACGAGAGAATCGTGATGTGTCACAGGTAGTCATGGAGCCACGCAGAGAACACAGTCGGAAACCAGACCGTGTAAGATCTGATATTGTAAGACTGTTTGGTGATAGACCTAGGATTGAATTATTTGCTAGAAATACTTCCCCAGGGTGGTCAGTCTGGGGAAATGAAGTTAATAAGTTTGACCCAGACTGATGGCCTTAAGTGCTACCCAACAATCAGTCGCAGAAGATAATCACCGTTTCCGTGTGGTCATAGCTGGACGCCGTTGGGGGAAAACACATCTATCAATACGCGAACTAGCCAAGTTCGCCAGTAAACCCAATCAGAAAGTAATGTATGTTGCCCCAAGTTATCGTATGGCCAAGGCCATCGTCTGGGACAAACTCAAATATAAACTAATCGATCTACGCTGGGTAAAGAAGATCAACGAAAGCGATCTTACCATAACACTGATCAACCAAACAAAGATATCAATCCGCGGTGCTGACAACTTTGACAGTCTTAGAGGATTGGAAAATCACTTTGTCGTGCTTGATGAGTTCGCTATGATTGATCAGCGTGCCTGGACAGAAGTATTAAGGGCAACACTATCCAACACACTTGGACACGCCTTATTCATATCAACTCCCACAGGTAAGAACAATTGGGCATTTGATATGTTTAACAAGCATATAGATGACAATGCCAATTGGAGTAGTCATCAATACACCAGCATCCAAGGTGGGCAAATACCAGAAGAAGAAATAGAACAAGCCAAAAAGGATTTAGATCAGCGTGTGTTCCGCCAGGAGTTTGAAGCCAGCTTTGAAAGCTATGATGGTACAGTATGTTGGGCTTGGCGTCGCGAAGAGAACATACGCAATTTGGAAGAGCCAGATACTCGCATACTGCATATTGGAATCGACTTCAATGTAAGCCCAATCACCGCGGCCATATTCGTGCGTTATGGTGATGATATGTACCAGATAGATGAAGTGGTAATGCACAACAGCAACACATTTGAATTGGTAGAAGAGATACAGAACAGATATCCTACCAGCAAGGTATTCGCTTACCCCGATCCCGCAGGTAACCAGCGTAAGACATCAGCAGGTGGTAACACAGACATCAAGATATTGAGCAACGCTGGATTCAATGTCAAGGCACCTAGGGCCCATAACCTAGTCAAGGATAGAATAAATGCTTTTAACAGTAGACTATGTTCAAGTGACGGCCAGCGTCATCTTTATGTGGGTAGTAATTGCAAGCATACCATAGAGTCAATTGAGAAGTTCAGTTACAAAGCTGGTACACAGGTTCCGGACAAAGATCAAGGTTGGG